AGCGACGCGCTGACTGCGGGGATCAGGCTATAGCGCCCGGCTATGGCGGAAACCACCGAGCCGACCGTCACATCATGCCAGCTGTATTCGCGCTTAACGTTGAAGTCTTCACGAAAGTCCGCGCTGCGGGCGGTGATCACCAACCGGTCAGGCGGCCCCTGGTGGGTTATTTCATCCACGGTGTACACGCCTTTATCAACCAGCGGGCGGTTAGCCCATCCGATAGCAACCGAGATCTCAGCGCCCCGCGACGGCATTACAACCAGCCCGTCAGTATCATCAATCGTCAGCTCCAGCCGGTCAGCCTCAAAGCCCCGGTTATCGGTCAACGTCAGCGACATCAGTCGGTCATCCAGACTCGTCAGCACCACGCCTTTTATCGTCAGCCGGTAAGCGGGCTGCGGTGATAAATCATCATCAAAAATAGTCAGCATAAATCCCCCTGCCTGCATCCTCGCCCGCGTGAGGGCCGCCGTCAGCTGGCGCAGGTTGTCAGCCGCCAGCGACAATCGCCACCGCGTGAAAAGGAGGCCGCGCTTCACGATGATGTATTGCACGCATCAACCAGAGGCAACAAAGCATGAGTGAAAATTATCATCACGGCGTCCGGGTCAAGGAAACAACCGACCTCAGCACCATGATCCGCGATATCGACACAGCCGTAATTGGCGTGGTCTGTACCGCTGACGACGCCGACGCAGTGACCTTCCCGCTCAACACGCCAGTATTACTGACGCGTGTCCGGGATTATCTCGGCAAAGCCGGGAAAAGCGGCACGCTCTACACCACCCTGAAAGCCATTTCTGACCAGGCCAGCCCGAAAACGGTTGTAGTCCGCGTTGCGGATGCCTCGCAAGTTATCCCGGCTGAGGGTGAAACCGCTCCTACGCAGGATCAGCTGGTTATTGGCGGCGTTGGTGCCGATGGCCGTTACACCGGCATGTTTGCACTGCTGACCGCCGAGCCACGCGTCGGTGAACATCCCCGCGTGCTGGCCGTACCGGGTCTTGATACGAAAGTGGTGGCGCTACAGCTGGCGGTGATCGCCGAGAAGCTACGGGCTTTCGCCTACGTCGGCGCCCACGAATGTAAAACCATTGCCGAAGCCAAAGCCTGGCGCGAAGACTTCAGCGAGCGCGAAATCATGGTGATTTACCCTGACTTCATTGCTTACAACAGCCTGACCGCCGCTAACGAAACCGTCCCGGCAGCGGCTTACGCTATCGGCCTGCGGGCGAAAATTGACGCAGAACAGGGCTGGCACAAAGTGCTGTCGAACGTGCCGGTATCAAACGTGCTGGGCATTTCGGCAGACGTTTACTGGACGCTTCAGGGCGAAGATACGGATGCCGACGACCTTAACAGCAAAGGCATCACCACGCTGATTAAGCGCGATGGCTTCCGCTTCTGGGGTTCCCGCACCTGCGATGAAGAAACCTACTTTTTCGAGAGCTACACCCGCACCGCGCAAATCCTCGCTGACACCATCGCCGAGGCGCATTTTCCCTACGTCGATAAACCACTCACGCCGTCGCTGATTAAGGACATTGTGGACGGCATCAACCGTAAGGGCGCGGCGCTGGTCACCGCTAATCGCCTGTTGGGGTTCAGCTGCTGGTTTGATTTTGCCGGGGACTACACCACCGAAGCGCTGCGCGATGGCAAGGCCACCATTCGCTACAAGTACACCCCCGTTCCGCCGCTTGAAGACCTGACGCTGATTCAGGAATTCACGGATGAATACTTCGCTACGTTCGCGACGGTGTAAGGAGAAGATCATGGGATTACCAAGCAAACTTTTTTCTTTCAACACCTACGTTAACGGCGACAGTTTCCTCGGCATTACCGAAGAACTGACCACGCCAAAGCTGGGCCGTAAAACCGAAGATTATCAGGGCGCAGGCATGCCGATGGGGGTCTCTGTCCACCTCGGTTTTGAAACCGGCGCGGCGGATATGGAGATCACGCTGGGCGGTCTGGATGCCCGCCTGCTGAATACCTACGGCAGCACCATCGACGGCGTGCAGCTGCGTTTTGCCGGGTCATACCTGGACGACTCAACCGGCAATGCTATCCCCTGCGAGATCCAGACTCGCGGACGCGTGCAGGAAATGGACTGGGGCAGCGCGAAGCAGGGTGACAACACCTCGCATAAATACACGCTTAAAAATACCTACGTGAAAATCACCCTCAACGGCACAGAAGCCTTTGAGCTGGACGCGCTCAACATGGTCTGGAAGGTGAACGGCGTCGCCATGATGGATCAGCACCGTAACAACATCGGCCTGTAACCGGCCACCACCTTTAACCCGCCGGGTGCAATACCGCGCCCGGCCAGTAGAGAGAAATATCATGGCTAAAATCATTCCCCTGTTTGGCGCGATCACTCGCGGCAAGACCGTTATCAAAGAAGTCACTATCACCGACGCAATGGCGCAAACCGGATCGCTGCGCGGCCTGAAACTGTATGACGTGATGGTAAGCGACGTTGACTCACTGATTAAGCTGCTGCCCCGCGTCACCAGCCCGGCGCTGACCGAACTGGAAGTAACCGCCCTGCACCCGTCCGACCTGGCTCAGCTGGCAACCGGCATTGCTGATTTTTTAGCACCGCCATCGGCGTTGAACGAGACAGCAGCGGCAGAAGCTTAATCCGCTGTCCGGCGGTTGATACTGACGAACTGATCGCCGATATCGCCGTTATTTTCCACTGGCAGCCGTCAACCTACGACACGATGCCAGTGGAAGAATTTCTTACCTGGCATAAGCGTGCGTTGGCCCGTAATGGACAGGAAGAATGACAGATCGCAATCTGAGTATTCGGGTAGCCTTCAGCGCTATCAACAACCTCACCCGCCCGGTGAGCGCGGCGCAGAAAAGCGCCGTCTCACTGGCGTCACAAATTAAATCCACGCAAACCAGCCTTAAAGGGCTTGAACGTCAGGCAGGCAGCTTTGACCGCCTGTCGAAAGCATCAGAAAACACCGCCCGCCAGCTGGCAGAAGCCCGCAAAAAAGCCGACGAACTCCGCGCCTCATTCGGCCCGGCGAAGCAGCGCACCAACGAACAAACGGCGGCGCTCAAAAACCAGTCCGATGCCGTGCGCCAGCTCTCCCGCGCCCACAATGAAGAACAGGCAAAACTCAGCAGCCTGCGTTCATCACTGATGCAGCATGGCGTATTGCTGAAGGGCGGCAGCACCGCCACCGAGCAGGTCACTCGCCGCACCGCCGCCTATAACCGCCAGTTGGCCGAGCAGCAGCGCCGGCTGACGGCAGTTACGCGGGCGCAGCAGCAGTACCAGCATGCCAAAGAAACCCGCGAGAAGCTGGAAGGCGGCGGGATGCGTGCCGTTGCCACCGGTGCGGCCATTGCTGCGCCGGTGATTGGTCTCGTTAGCAGCTACGCCACCTTTGAAAACTCCATGAAAGGCGTCGCCAAGCAGGTCAACGGGCTGCGCGAGAATGACGGCACCCGTACCGCGCAGTTCTACGAGATGCAGAAGGCCATTAAGGCGGCCAGCGAAAATCTGCCGATGGAAAATGGCGCGGTGGACTATGCCGCCCTGGTGGAAGGCGGCGCACGAATGGGCGTGGCCAACGGCGACGATCCGTGGGCAAAGCAGAAAGCTGACCTGCTGTCGTTTGCGAACACTGCCGCGATGGCCTCAACCGCGTTCGAACTCCCGGCTAATGAGCTGTCGGAAAGCCTCGGTAAAATTGCCGGACTCTATAAAATCCCGACGCAGCAGATTGAAGGGCTGGGCGACGTCCTGAACTACCTGGACGACAACGCCAAATCGAAAGGCTCGGATATTATCGACGTCCTTCAGCGCATCGGTGGTGACGCTGACAAGCTCGATTTCCGCAAAGCGGCCGCAATGGCTTCCACCTTCCTGACGCTCGGCGCCGCGCCGGAAATCGCAGCCAGCTCAACGCATGCAATGGTGCGCGAACTGTCGATCGCCACGCAGCAGAGCGATAAGTTTATGGAAGGCCTGGACGCCATTGGCCTCAGCGCCGAGAAGATTCAGAAGCGTATGCCAACCGATGCGATGGGCACCATTCTTACCGTGCTTGAGCAGGTTAAAAAGCTGCCTGATTATCAGCAGTCATCCGTGCTGACGCAGATTTTCGGTAAAGAGTTTGGCGGCTCGGCGCAAAAGCTCGCGAACAACCTGCCGGAACTTTACCGCCAGCTGGCGCTGGTCAACGGTGAAGCGTCGAAAGGCTCCATGAAGCGCGAGTCAGACATCAACCTCGACTCGGTAGACGCACGCTGATGACCACAAAGGCCAGCCTGCAAAACTCCTTCAGCAGCCTGGGTGAAACCCTGCGCGGGCCGGTGCTGGAGGTCATGGGTTACGCCACCCGTATGATCCAGCGCTTCCGGGCATGGGCAGAGGCTAACCCCGCGCTGGTCAGCGCACTGCTGAAAGTCGCGGTTGCCGTTGGCGTGGCAATTGCCGCACTGGGTGCGCTGGCGCTGGTCAACGGTGAAGCGTCGAAAGGCTCCA